ACACCCGCTAAAATCTGGAACTGCATCATAGGCGCAGTTACCAAAGTGGCTACATGGGGCTTGAATATGCAGACCAAAGCGAAAGAGGTAATGAACACAATGCTTACAAATATCGTAACCATTGTGAAAGAAACACCCGCTAAAATCTGGAACTGCATCATAGGTGCGGTTACAAAGGTAGCCACATGGGGCGCAAATATGCTGGCGAAAGCCAAAGAAGTAATGAACACAATGCTTACGGCAATCGTAACTATCGTGAAAGAAACACCCGCTAAAATCTGGAACTGCATCATAGGCGCAGTTACCAAAGTGGCTACATGGGGCAGCAATATGCAAACCAAAGCCAAAGAGGTAATGAACAGCATGGTTACTGGCATTGTAACCATTGTGAAAGAAGTACCGCAGAAAATCTGGAACTGCATCATAGGTGCGGTTACAAAAGTAGCCACATGGGGAAGTAATATGCTGAACAAAGCCAAAGAGGTAATGAACAGCATGGTTACTGGCATTGTGAACATTGTAAAAGAAGTGCCGCAGAAAATCTATAATAGCATTTCTGCCGCAATATCCAAAGTAGCCCAGTGGGGTACAGAGGTAAAGAATAAAGCGGTAGAGGGTATGAAAAATTGCGTAAGCGGTATTGTGAACGCTTTTTCTAATATCGGCAGCTCTTTTGCGGACATAGGAAGTAACATTGTGCATGGTATCTGGAACGGCATAAGCAACGGCTGGAACTGGCTAAAAGACAAAGTTTCAAGCCTTGCAAGCAGCCTGCTAGATGCGGCAAAGAGCGCTTTAGGGATTGCCAGCCCGTCAAGGAAATTCAGGGACGAAGTAGGCGTATTCATGGCGCAGGGTATAGGTGTGGGCTTTTCTGATGAAATGGGAAAAGTAAACAAGCAGATAGAGGACAACATACCGCAGGAGTTTGATATAGGCGCAAAAGTCAATGTAAGCAAAGATTTTACCTATGACACGGACGACGACGGGAAACCAAAGCCAAAGCCGAAAGGCGGCGGGGCAGCAGGCGGCTTTACCGTGATACAGAATATCTATGCAGATACCACGGACTATGCAAAGCAGCAGAAAGAGGCTGCAAGGCAATTCAGAATGATAGCAAGGACGGTGTAGGGCATGGAAAATGAAAAGCTGACATTTACAAATTCACGGGGCGAGAGCCTGGAACTGGGGACGGAAAGTATATTTTTCTGCAACATAAGCAAGGACGTAGGCGGCATAGCGGGCGTTACGAATGTGATTTACAGCACAAACAGCATGGGGCAGCACGGCGACACATACGTAGGGCAGCGCATAGAGGCACGGGACATGGATATTTTAGGGCATATCAATACACGGGACAAGGCGCAGGCATTACAGCTGCGCCGCCAGATGCTTAAGATACTTAACCCAGAGCTGGGCGGCACTCTGACCTATGAATACGGCGGCTTTAAGCGTGTGATAAATTGCAGGACGTTTGGAGAGCCGAAGATAGAGAGAAAAAGCGTGCTGTATGAGTTTTCTTTCCAGCTGGAGTGCCTTAACCCGTTCTGGCGTGAAGAGGACGAAACGAAAGAGGATATAGCAAGCTGGGTGGCTGCGTGGCATTTTCCCTGCGTGATTGACAAGGACGACAGTAAAAGCATGATATTTGGCTACAGAGCCGAGAGCGTGATAGTGGACTGCTACAACGAGGGCGACGTGTCAACGGGTATGCGCATACGCTTTACGGCGCTGGGGACGGTAAGCAATCCCATTCTGCTAAACGTGGATACCGAGGAATTTATACAGGTAAACGCAGTGATGCAGACGGGCGACGTAATAGAGATTAACACGAAATACGGCAGCAAGGGCGCTAAACTGATACGGGACGGGAAAGAAACGGATTATTTCCGCTATATCGACGTAGACAGTACATTCATGCAGCTTGCCATAGGCGACAATAATTTTAGGTATGATGCAGCAGGCGGCGTAAATTCGCTGGAAGTGGCGATTTTCTACAATAAGGAATTTTTAGGAGTGTGACGGCATGGAGATTAGGGTATTTGACAAGACGGTAGAGCCGCTGGGGACGATAGACGAAATGGCAAGCCTGCTATGGCACACGAAATACTTTGACGTGGGTACATTCAGCCTGCTTGCGCCGATTACGGACAATAACAGCCGTTTGCTGGTAGAGGGCAACATACTTACCAAGCACGACGGCAAAAAGGAAGTACAGACCGCAGACGGCGGGATATGGCGCAGGGCTGCGCAGATTACCTACGTACATATAACCAAAGACGAGAACGGGCTAGAGCAGTTAGAGGCGCAAGGCTATATGTTGAGCCGCTGGCTTAACAAGCGTTGCATCTGTCCGCAGATTGTGGCGACAGCCACGAACCAGAGCATTATAAACACAATGGTAACAAAGAACTGCGGCAGCGGGGCGGGCGCAAAGCGGCGTTTCCCGCAGTTTGTCACGCTGCCGCAGGATACCATAGCAGGCAGCAGCGTTGAGTACGCAAACGAGGTATACGCAAAGCTGGGGCAGGAAGTAAAGGCGAGGGCGCAGGCTGGCAAGCTGGGCTATGACATTCTGGTAAACGAAAGAGAGAAGAAATACGGCTTTTATCTGTATAAGGGCAAAGACCTTACGGCGGCAAACAACGACGGTAACACGCCCTGCATATTTTCCCGTGACTTTGACAACGTGAACGAGCAGGAGTACACAGCCAGTATAGAGAACTGCGGGAACTTTATCTATGTGCAGGGGGCGGCAGACGACAACGGCAGCCAGCCCGTAGTTACCGTGGACGGAGAGGGCGCAGCGGGCTTAGAGCTGGAAGAGGTTTTTTGTGATGCCACGGACATAGCAAGGAAGTACCAGAGCGGGGAAACAGAGGTAGTAATACCGCTTAATACATATCTGGCTATGCTGCGGACGAGGGGCGGCGCAGAGCTGGAAAGCTACGGGAAAACCATAAACTTTGTAAGTACCATAAACACAAATTCTAACTTGAAATTCAAGAGCGATTTTGATTTAGGCGACCGTATCACTTGCAAAGAGGAAAAGTGGGGGATACAGATAGACGCACGCATAACAGAAGTGACAGAAACGTACCAGAAAGGCGAGGAAACCATAGAGGCGACTTTTGGGGACAGCCTGCCTACGCTGGTAGACCAGATAAGGAAAGTGAGGTAGAGGGAATGGCAGACAGTTTACCGTTTAACGCCATAAAGGTAGATGGAGAATTTGACAGGGTATTTAAAGCCGAGGACTGGGCGTGGTATTTTGCCACGTTCTTAGCAAGCGGCGTATTCCCAAAGCCGAGCGACGGGCTGCAAGTAGTGGCACATAGCGGCATGGAAGTAAGGGTAAATATGGGATACGCCTTTATAAACGGGTACGCCTTTAGAAACCCAACAAGCAAGGGAGTAATGCTGGATAGGGCAGAGGGGGCGCAGAATAGGGTAGACAGAGTGGTAGTGCGCTGGGACTTAGTGCTGCGGGACATTTACATAGACGTGCTTAAGGGCGTGCCGTCTGCAAAGCCAGTGGCAGCAGCCTTAACACGTAATACGGAAGTATGGGAGCTGGCGCTTGCGGACATTTATGTAGGCAAGGGCGTAACAAAGATACTGACGCAGAACATCACAGACCAGCGCTTTAATAGTGCCGTCTGCGGCATTGTAGTAGGGACGGTAAAGGAAATAGACGCAAGTGTACTTACAAAGCAGTTTACGGACTTTTTCAATACCTACAGCGCAGCCGTGCTGGACGAGTTTAGCGTATACAAGCAGAACATGGAAAAGTACCTTACAGAGCTGGCGGGTATATATGAAAGCTACGTAACCCAGACAGAAAGCCTTTTTACGCAGTACGAAAGCCAGTTTAACGAGCGCTACACAACGTTTGAGAACACATTGAACAACTGGGACGAAGAGCTTTTGAAAGCCTATACTGCTTTTATGGCAAATATGCAGCTTTTCCAGACAGAGGCGCAGAACGATTTTAACGCATGGTTTGAGGCTATCAAGGGGCAGCTGGGGGAAGATGCGGCAGGGCAGCTACAGCTTGAAATAGACGGGCTTACGGCAGCAGTGCAGGAGCTTACGCAGGCGGCAGCGGCAGGAACGGCAGAAACGAAAGAGGCACTTAAGGGGCTGGAAGAGCGGGTAAAAAGGATAGAAAGCGGCTGGGGCATTGATTATAAGCACGACGCAGTATTAGGGCTTTGCTACATGGGCGCAGCCTACATGAGCCAGCATTACGAAAGAGAGGTAGACACGGCAGTATTAGGGCTTGCTTATGCGGGCAATTCCTATCTTGCAAATACATTTTAGGAAAGGTGGCAGACCATGAAAGGATTTCCAAAGACATTAAAGACCAAAGAGGACTATTACAACTGCCTTGCTATGGTGGCGGCTGGGGAGCTGGCGGCGGCTGATTTGCTGGCAAAGATTGAGAGCGCAGAGGCGCAGCGCCATATACAGTGCGCAGTAGTGGAGGCGCAGCCAGAAAAGAAAGCCGTAACGCTTATCTACTGCGACGAGGCAGCAGCAGGCATGAAGTTTACGGCGGGCGGCGTATCTGGCACGGTGCAGGCAGTAACGCACGTACAGAGCGGCGAGGCGCAGGTAGCAGGAGAGGCGGCGAATGACCGCACGGCGCTTACACTGTCTAAGGCAGTGGCGGCAGACTGCACCGTGATTGCGCTGGAAACGGCAGAAACCGTGGCAGGCATGACAACTGACGACATTACAGCATTGAAAGGAGTGTTAAAACAGTATGAGTAGGTTAATGGTTGACGACGTGACAAAGACCGACGCAAGGGCGCTTTTGAACGTAAACAAAATGGCTATGATTAGCGACATTGTAGCGCCCAGCAACGAGTATATGTACGCCAGCGGCGCAAACGAGCTGACGGTAGTAGAGGGCTGCGTTATCGCAGTGGGCGGCGCTGGCATATTTAAGACGGGAAACACAGTGCTTACGGCTGCTAATCTGGACGTAGGCAGCGCTTTTGCCGTGGGTAATGATTACTACGTATATATCTGCGACAGCAGGATTGATGCGGCAGACGAGCAGTATATCATTTCCCTTAATTCCACGTACCCTAATGGCTGGAACGCAAGCAACAGCCGAAAAATAGGCGGCTTTCATTACGGGCGCTGCCGTAAGGTAGACGGCAATTTGCAGCCCGTGAACAGCAGCGGCGTTATCTTTGGCACTGGCTGGGAAAGCGCAGTAAGCAGCGGCATTGTGCCACGTTCTGTATGGACGCTGGGACACCGCCCGAAATGCAGCCCAGAGGGTATGGTATATCTGGGCGGCGGCACATGGGTAGACATTTACATTGACAGCGACGACGGCGCAAAAGGCTTAAAATCCGCTTACAACTGCGCCCCCGCCACGGGTACAGAGGGGCTGAATTGGTACAATTTTGTAGAGCGTCTGGCAAAGAGCGGTAAGCGCCTGCCAGATTACAGCGAGTTTTGCGCCTACGCTTTTGGCAGCCCGCAGGGATTGGATAACGCAAATACAAACGCATGGACGGCGACCACGAATACGGGCAGGGGCGTTACGGGCAGCGTGGTTAATGCTGTTTCTGCCGTAGGCTGCGTCGATGCCGTGGGGCGTGTTTGGGAATGGCTTAACGACCTTATCACAAGGGCAGAACACGCCACAAATGCAGATTACCACCCTACAGCAGCGTGGGGCTGGGATAAGAAAACGCCGCTTAAGACGGGCGAGAAAAATTACGACGTTGGCAATATCTACCAGTATTACGCATATTCTTTGGCGGCGCTGCTAGCGGGCGGCAGCTGGAGCAGTGGCGCTAATGCGGGCGCGCGTGCCGTGCATTGCGGCAATTGCCCGTGGAACGTGTACGGCAACGTTGGCGGGCGTGGGGCGTGTGACTCCATGTAGACGGCGGGCGAAAGCCCAGCCGACTACTACGGGGGTGCAAAATGACGGCGCAGGCAAAAACAGACCAACTACACCAGAAAATATATGATTTCCTGCTATACATATATCCGCTGCTAAGCAAGTACCCAAAATTTGAAAAATTCAGCCTGCAAACAGCGACCAGAAACGCAATACTGGAAATGCTGCAAGAGGTAATCAAGTGGGACAAGACGGCGACGAAAAGCCATTTATACGCAGCGGATACGGCGCTACAGCAGAGTAAGGAGCTGCTGCGGCTGGCAAACGATTTGAAGTATAGCGCAATGAACGCACAGCACTACGGAACAAGCAGCCGCAAGCTGAAAGAGATAGGCGTTATGCTGGGGGAACTCATAGAAGAGGTAAAAGCAAAGAAGTAATAAGAATATGGGGCAGCTGCTTACTACAGCCCTTTGGCGGCGCTGATAGCGGGCGGCAACTGGAACAATGGCGCTAATGCGGGCGCACGTGCCGTGAATTGCAACAATTACCCGTGGAACGTGAACGGCAACATTGGCGGGCGTGGGGCGTGTGACTTAGTGAGAGCATTATAGGCTTAGCGTATCTACGGAACACTAGCAAGAGGATTTTAAGCAGATGCTTAATAACCTAGAGTCAGAGCGGCTGTCCCGCCGTAAGGCAAAGAGAAAAAGCAGGGCTGCTGGTTAGTAGCTGCGGCGAAAGGCAGGAGCTTTAATTTTGAAACGAGTAGGATATACCACGAACCAGAGCGGCGAGCGGGTAACGCTTGTAGAGGCTATGGCTGATTATGCAAACGTGCAGAAAGCCTACAACAAAGCCAGAAAGTGCAAGCGATACCGCAAAGACGTTTTGATATTTACCAAAGACAAAGAGGGCAATTTAGAAGAGGTGCGGGACGACATTCTAAACCTTTCCTATGAGCCAAGCGAGTACCATTATTTTAAGGTATTCGAGCCGAAAGAGCGGCAGATAATGGCGCTGCCATTCTATGACAGAGTGGTACAGCACGCCATAAACAACGTGTTAGAGCCTATATTTGATAAGCGGTTTATATCCCAGTCCTACGCCTGCCGAAAAGGTAAGGGTATGCACGCTGCATCTGATACGCTGCAAGAATGGCTGTATGAGTGGCAGAAATTCCACCCAGACGAGCCGCTTTACGCTATCAAGGCAGACATACACCACTATTTCCAGAGTATAGACCACGGCATACTTAAGGCTGAAATACGAAAAGCCATTAAGGACGCTGGGGTACTGGCGCTGCTGGATAAAATCATAGACCATAACGGCAATATGCCAGAGGGCGTAGGGATACCCGTAGTGTTGTCCAGCGAATTAGATGCACCAGCTCCATGCAGATTAAATGCGCCTGATTTAGACTTT